TATCGCATATTGTCCCTCTGGTCTTATTGACAGTTCAAGTGGTCGAGTTCTTTCATATCTACACAAGGCAATCAAACCTGTCAATCAGTTGCGTATGATTGAAGATGCACTAGTCATCTATCGCATTTCTCGCGCACCCGAGCGTAGGATTTTCTACATCGATGTTGGTAACTTGCCTAAGATAAAGGCAGAGCAATATCTCAAGGATGTGATGAATCGTTATCGTAACAAGTTGGTATATGATGCATCGACAGGTGAGATACGAGATGACCGTAACCATATGAGTATGTTGGAAGACTTCTGGCTTCCACGCCGAGAAGGTGGTCGAGGAACAGAAATTACGACACTTCCCGGCGGTTCTAATCTTGGAGAAATTGATGATATCGTATACTTCCAACGGAAACTATACCGTTCACTTAACGTGCCGATTTCAAGACTTGAAGCAGAGCAAGGTTTCTCTCTCGGCAGAACAACTGAAATCACTAGAGACGAACTTAAATTTACAAAATTCGTACAACGTGTCCGTAAGAAGTTTACCCCACTCCTCACAGACCTCTTGAAGACAAACCTTTTGTTGAAAGGAGTAATCTCACCAGAGGATTGGCCTAGTATGCAAGAGCATATTCAGTACAACTTCTTAGAAGACGGTCACTTCGCAGAACTAAAAGAGGCAGAATTGTTGAAGGACCGCATCGATACTTTATCACAAGTGGAAAGTTATGTGGGAACATTCTTCTCAAAACAGTTTGTACTGAAAAAAGTTTTAAATATGAATGATGCACAAATAGCAGAAATGCAAGACCAGATTGAAAAAGAAAGTGCAGAAGACGATGAAGATGATGAAGGAGACTTTCAATGAGTGACACAAAAGATTTACTAAACGCAATCATATCAGGTAATAATGTAGACGCAGAGCGTATATTTCAAGATAATATGGCTCTACGAGTTGGAGACAAACTAGAGATGCAACGTCGAGATGTTGCAAATAGTTTTGTAAAAACTCCGATAGATTTTGTTGATCAGGAAGCAGATGTAAATGAAGAGGATTGAGGAAATCTATGAATCTACAGTTGTAGAGAAAGATGAACATCGTAAGTCGAAGGAGTATCGGAAGCTTTCTCCTAAGATGAAGGATGCAGTTGATTCTATTTTTAAAGTTATGGACGCAAAACCTTCAGATTTCCTAAATAGTTTTGAAAAAACAATAAAAGACGTTTCTAAACGGTACAAAGTGTCTGAAAAAGACCTAATGAGGTACTTTGAACGAGAAATGTTAAACATTTAAGGATAGAAAAATGGCATTCAGAAGAGTACAAAATTTAGGCACAATAACCGCGTCAACATTAGGTGACGACGCAGCACACAGTCTGACTGAATTAGTTCTTAGTCCTAACAGTGGTGTACGGGTAAATGAGTTTGCTGGAAATGATGTATTTGTCAAACTCACTTTAGATGGTACAGCGGTGACTGCAACAAACGGAACTTATGTGAAAGCATCTAGTTCTGTAATTATACACCCAGAAGAAAAACCACGGAGCGGCCCCGGCAACATATTGTTAGACGGAACTGACTCCGATTCCTCTGATGCTGGTGATGGGTTGATTGCTGAGTCTGGTGTTGATTCAACTGGTAAGACAGTTCTACAATACAATAGGGCGGAAGATAACTTTACACTGTCTGTCAAGAACGAAACAAATGGTTCAGATGGTGGTGTACATGTTGAAGAAGTTACGCATATAAACACTGTATAGGATAGAATCATGGAAACACTCAAATTATTCTCAGAAGCCGTAGAAGAAGTAGAATATATCTGCGAAGAAAAAGAAGACGGTAAGAAGAACTACAAGATCAAGGGTATCTTCATGCAGGCGGATATCAAAAACCGTAATGGTCGGGTGTATCCTATGCCGGTCCTTGAAAAAGAGGTAGCTAAGTATAACAAGAATTTCATTCAAGAGAAACGAGCTTTTGGTGAATTGGGTCACCCAGACGGACCTACCGTGAACCTTGAAAGGGTTTCACACATGATAACAAGTCTGAAGCCGGAAGGCAAAAACTTTATTGGTGAGGCAAAGATTATGTCCACACCAATGGGTGAAATAGTAAAGAATCTCATGGACGAGGGTGCTAAACTTGGTGTTTCCTCGCGTGGTATGGGTAGTCTTGAACAGAAAAATGGTGCAAACCATGTGAGAGACGACTTTTATCTTGCGACGGCCGCTGATATCGTTGCTGACCCATCCGCTCCTAATGCTTTTGTAGAAGGTATTATGGAGGGAAAAGAGTGGGTCTGGAACAACGGTGCTCTACTTGAAGCAGAATTGGTTGAGATGAAAAGAGAATTTGATGCAAAAAAAGTAAGACTTGACGAAACGCGGAAGGCTCTTGCCTTTGCAAAGTTCCTAAAAAGATTATAATTTATAAATAAATATTAGTAATTTATTACTGCAAAAAGGAGGCATCCTATGTCAGAACTAGAACAAACAATTGAAGAGTTGGAGGCGGAAGTGCTCGCTGAACTTGAAGAAGGACAGCACGCTAAGAGTGACCCTCAGATGAAGGGTGCCGCTCCAGCAGAAGGTCAAAAGAAACTTGACAAGAAGACACCCGGCGGAGAGGTTGAAGACGGCGGAGCTGCCGTGGTTGACCCCGAAGCTAAGTCCTCACCAACAGATGTTGCAGCAAAAGGTGCAGCAGAGATTGGTGGTGACGCACAACAGAAAGGCGAGAAACCTGCCGAGCCTATGAAAAAGATTAAAAAGGTTTCAGAAGAGGAAGATCACGAAAGTGATGAAGACTCAGAGGTTATTGAAGAAGCCGCTATGCCACGTACAAAAATGGAAATGTTGAAGGCAATGTATCACGAAATGGAACAAATGAAGGCAAAAGACCTCAAGGCTAACTATGGGAAGATCATGTCTGCGATGCACCCAGAGGGAGCTCATGAAGATGACGAAGATGAAGACATGCAAGAGATGAAAAAACTCAAAGCAGCAAAGCATGAAATCGAAGAGAAAATCAAGAGTATTAGTGTCAAAGAAGACGTTGACGCTCTTGTAGAAGGTGAAGACCTCTCTGAAGATTTCAAAGAAAAAGCGTCTACAATCTTCGAAGCAGCAGTTAAGTCCAAGACACGCGATGAAATCGCCCGTCTGTATCAGGCAACCGTTGAAGAGTTTGATGAAAAACTTGAGGAAGCCAAAGAGGACATGACTGACAAAATTGATACCTATCTTAACTACGTTGTTGAGGAGTGGACAAAAGAAAATGAACTCGCAATCGAGCGTGGACTCAAAGGTGAAATCGCAGAAGACTTCATCTCTGGTCTGAAGCAACTTTTCGAAGATCATTACATTGACGTTCCTGACGAGAAGTATGACGTACTAGGTGCTCAGTCTGATAAGATTGCAGAACTAGAAGATAAGGTAAATGAGGTTCTTGAACAGAATATCGCTCTTAAAGATAAGAACGGTGAACTTGTTCGCGAACACGTTGTTGTTGAAGTCTCTGAAGACCTCACCGACACAGAAGTTGAAAAGTTCAAGTCACTTGTAGAGGATATGGACTTCGTTGACGAAGACACATTCCGTGCAAAACTCGACACTCTCAAGGAAAACTATTTTCCTAAAGTTCGCGAGGAAGTTGACACAGAACAAGTTATAGATAATGACCATGACGGCGCAGCTCAGGACATTAGCGTTAGTGATTCAATGTCAAAGTACATGAATGCAATCACTAAAACTAAGGCTCGCGCTTCTTAATATAAACCATTTAGATGTAACAAAAAGGAGAAACAAATGTTTCAGACAGAACATCTTCAAGAAAAGTGGCAGCCAGTTCTTGAGCATCCCGATCTTCCTAAGATTGAGGATTCTTACAAGCGTGCCGTTACTACTCTGATCTTGGAAAACCAAGAAAAAGCACTCAAAGAAGACGCGAGTTTTCTTACAGAAACAGCACCTGTTAACAGCATGGGTGGTGGGCAGTTGGACACATGGGATCCAATTTTGATTTCATTGGTTCGCCGTGCGATGCCTAACCTTATCGCTTATGACGTTTGCGGTGTGCAGCCAATGACAGGTCCAACGGGTCTGATCTTTGCGATGCGCTCTTCGTTCACATCTCAGGATGGTGCGGAAGCTCTCGTTGATGAGTCGATGCCCGATATCTCCAACCAGAACGCTGCCGGTACAATCGGTGGTGGTGATGTTGGTGCTACGGAAACCAACCCTGCCGTGCTGAATGACAGTCCTTCTGCTGGTACATATGTAAGTGCCACAGGTATGACACGCGCTCAGGCGGAAGCCCTCGGTGATAGCGGTACAAACGCTTTCGCGCAGATGGCGTTCTCAATCGAAAAGTCCACGGTTACCGCCGTGTCCCGTGCCCTCAAGGCCGAGTACACGATGGAACTCGCGCAAGACCTTAAAGCAATTCATGGTCTTGATGCCGAGACGGAACTCAGCAACATTCTGTCCACAGAAATCCTTGCTGAAATAAACCGTGAGGTTATTCGTTCTCTGTACGTCACCGCTGTTAAGGGTGCTCAGACCAACACCACAACTGGTGGTATCTTTGACCTTGACACTGACTCCAACGGACGTTGGTCGGTTGAAAAGTTCAAGGGTCTGATGTTCCAGATTGAGCGTGATGCCAATGCGATTGGTCAACAGACCCGTCGCGGCAAAGGTAACATGATCATCTGCTCTGCTGACGTTGCGTCCGCTCTTCAGATGGCTGGTGTCCTTGACTACACGCCTGCTCTTAACAACACACTGAACGTTGATGACACTGCGACAACTTTCGCTGGTGTGATGAATGGTCGGTTTAGGGTATATGTTGACCCATATTCTGCTAACGTTGCTGCTTCTCAGTACTACGTCTGTGGTTATAAGGGTACATCACCTTATGATGCTGGATTCTTCTACTGCCCATACGTGCCACTACAGATGGTCCGTGCGGTTGGTGAGAACTCGTTCCAGCCCAAGATTGGTTTCAAGACTCGTTACGGTCTTGCTGCGAACCCATTCGCTGCTGCGGGTGCGGTTGCTGCTGGTGACACGGTTAACGCCGATGCTTCACTGGATGCGAACACCAACGCTTGGTATCGTCGCGTTAAAGTCACAAACCTTATGTAATAATAAGAAGAAAGTTTGTGATCAAACTTGGGGAGTACTCAAAAGGGTACTCCCCTTTTTCTTATAAATACTTACATGGCAACAACAAGAACAATAGACAGACAACCTGATAAGTTAGACTATCTAAGTCCAACTCAGTTCAAGTTTAACATTCACCAACTTCCAAAGGTAGAATTTTTCACTGTATCTGCACAAGTTCCATCAATTAGTATGGGTAACGCAGTCATGCCGACAAGACTTGTAGACCTTCCTATGATGGGTGATAAAATTACCTATGACCCACTTACGATATCTTTTATCTGTGATGAGTTTTTAGAGAACTACCTATCTTTGCATGAGTGGATAACTGGAATTGGTTTTCCAAAAAGCACAGACCAGTTTAAGAACTTTCGTGCATCAACATCTGCAACACCTACTACAACCAGAGGAACTAGTCAAGATATCGGTGACACACAACCGGCAACTGCTGCGAGAGGAATGTTCTCAGATGCATCATTGACAGTTCTGTCAAACAAGAACAACCCAGTGGTCAACATTTTCTTCCGTGACCTTTATCCAACTGCGCTAGATGCAATAGAGTTTACTCAGGCTGCAACTGATGTGGATTATATTGTTGTGAGTGCAACTTTTGCATACTCAATTTATGAGATTGAAAGTATATAAATAAAAACGAGCAGATGCGATAAACTTTAACATTTATTAAATCTGAGACTTAATATCTAGTGACTACTCGGCAGCCTCACTAGGGTCAATATATACAAGGAGAGTAATCAACTCTGCTCACTTTTTTAGGAGGACTACAATATGTCATTTGTGCTTGGAACTGCTGGTGTAAAACGTGCTACTGTTTCTGAAACTAGTGTGGCATTATCAGGATTTTATCTTGACCATATTGCTCTTCAAGGACCAGCATTTATTTCTGGTAGTAGTGAGTCTAATGCAGTCATTGTGGTTCATCAAGATGTTTTAGGTAAAATAAGATTTACAAGTTATGCTTATGACGGTGATGGTACTTTTTCTGGTGCAACACAGGAAAGACAGATTGATAATGGTGGTGGTACTATTTCAAACTACAGTGCTTGTTCACTCGGTGAAACTAAATTCTTTTGTTCTGGGAGAGTAGGTGCCGGTGCGAGTCCCGCATTTGCATCTGATGGTGTTATTGTTGAGGGATTAAAGGATGGTGCTGCGGGAACTGTCTCAACTGACATGTTTGCTGCTAATGGTGCAAACAGAGAATTTTATAATTTTCCAACAAGAATGGGTGAGACAAATTTTGTTTGTTGGTCAAATGCAAATCATGCAGGGGGTTATGCGGGAAACTCTACCGCTGGTAGCGCAACCTTCACCTTATCAGCAAAAACAGGAGGGTTTACCTCTCAAGCTAATGGTGGTGGTGGTTCTAACTTATACGACCCTAATTTTATTGCGAATTCTGGTGGACCAAAACGTGTTGGTGGAACTGGCAGTTTGAGAGCGCGTGGTGGTAATGGTGCTGAATTTGTTTTTTTAAATCCCGGCACTAATTTTGCCGCACAAACTGCGTTTGATGAAAATGGCACTCAACTTGATGTTGTTCATCATCTTTGGGATGGAACCAGTGGAAGTACAATTACACAAACTAAAAATGCAGATGACATAACTTTACCATCTCATACAGGTAGCACTCAACGCCCCTTCTTATTAACTTGCTCATGGGGAAATGCAGTTATTCATGTTGACACTAACGCTAATACTGGTGCAATATTTCCGATAACATGGAGTAGTTCGACTTCAAATGTAGGTAGTAGTGTTGCTACAGATTTCCAAGGTGTCCCTCTCAATGAGTTAACACTAGCTAATGCTGACGGATATGGAAGTGACTCATCCCCCGTTTCATCACAAGAAATTGATACGGACAGATTTTATCTTCTTAGGTTATTTCATGTGGGTTCTGGAACTGGAATACAATCATGTGAACTAGTAATTAGAAGTGATGGAACACACGATTTTAGAATAATAAAAGATATACCAACGCCAACAGCCTTTAGTAGTATTAATCTAAGAGGCACCTCATTGACAGAGGTATATAATGTAAACTTTGATGCTCGCGGGTTTCCACAGGACTGTGTGATTGCATATGGTTCGGGAACAAATTCAGGCGACATTATTTACATACATGATGCTTTTACGTGATGGAGATTGGGTATGTCTGAACTTAAAGATAGAATCAAAAATGATACTGATATGAGTAACACAGATGTAAATGCTGTAAATAGTGTTTATCGCGGTGATTTAGAAACGGCAGTTTTAAACGCGAGAATAAGAATAGAGGCCATTGATGGTGATACTCATACTGAAGAAGAATATAATGACGCACAAATGACGGCATATCATGAGTTGTTTGTGACTTGGTTGAATAGAAATATATGAAGAATGTAAAAATTCAAGACAATTTTCTTGAACAAAATTATTTTGGTAAATTGATAGAAGAAGTTGATGGCCCGTTTTGTCCTTATTTTATACAAGACCATGTAAACTTCCCAAACGATGGTCATTTTCAAATGACACATACAATTTACACCGATTGGCAACCCCGAAGTGATCTCTACAATCACTTTATTCCCTTTTTTCAAAAGTTGGATATATTTACTTTGATACGTTGCAAAATAAATTTACTTCCAAGAACGGATAAAGTTATTGAACACGGATTACATATTGATATAGAGAGCAGTCTCAACTGTTGTAAGACCTCTGTGATGTACCTAAATACAAATAACGGATATACTTTGTTTGAAGATGGAACTAAAGTTGACAGTGTTGCTAATCGATTGGTAACCTTTAACAATTCCACAAAACATAGTGGAGCTACAAATACCTGTGACGAACCATATAGATTAGTATTAAACGTGGATTATATTTAATGAACTTAGATGAACTAAAAATTATTGCAGAAAAAGACCTTCCAGTTACAAACGATGAACACATTGACCAAGAGTCATACAAGAATCAAGTTATCAAACAAAAGTGGTTAGACTTCAAGTCTGACTTCGAACTTATGCTCATCAAAGCACGAACAGACCATCAACAACTCTACCGAGAGAAGTGGGAGTACTATGGTGGTAAGGCGGATGCAAAGGTCTATGCCGCAAAACCCTTTGACATAAAGGTAATGAAAACTGATTTGCAGATGTATGTG